GCTCATTAGGTGCTAAACCCATCATGTGCGCTACTTCAAAAAATGTTTTTAGCGTGGTCTTTTTTAACGTGTCAAGTTTGCTTCGACCTATTAACCCACGTGTACCTGGATACTTGAACCTTCGACTTATCTGCCATGCGCATCCTATAAAAGATTTTGATCCACCTGCTGCGCCACCGAAAAGAACGACACGTGCCGGGTGTGAGTTACCCAGCACGCGCAATGCTTCATTCTGTTTAGGCAGGTATGTAATCATTAGAACGGCAAATCGCCCGTGCCATGTGATTCGTTTACTTCATCACGTTTAACTAGCGGCTCACTCATCTTGCCACTAAAGAACTTACCGCTCTTGCCTTCTTTTACCCATGCAGCTAGGCGCATCTTCTTTCCGTTGACCATAATCTCACCCGTATATTCAGGTGCATTGTTGGTTGTCTTTGTGTTCTTAAATAGGGTGAACTGTCCCTCTTGCATTGTGTAGTTACTCATTGTATTAATTATTAATTACATTTATATCTTCGTGCATTAGTGATACTGTAACCTTGCCTCCTAGTTCGGTAGTCTCAACAATATCAAAGTCTAGTTGCTGGATGCTGTGGCCTTCGATGTATCCGATGTACACTTCTACATCATCTCCATAGTGTGCGAGCTTATCCCACAACTCACCTATTGTCATAGCTTGTATTCATCTTTGTCGGTTAGTAATTGCAACTCTTCAAAGATAAGGCGCATTGTCATATTATCGCTCATTGCTGGGCGCATACTTCGCTTAGCTGTCAACAAGAATAGCTTGCGTAGTAGCTCAATCTCTTTTTGCTTGTCGTAGTCTTTCATGCTGTTCTATTGCTTTAAATATTTGATAAACTACTTGGGGGACTATTGCGTTGCCTCCTGCTTTGATTGATTCGTTTCTCCATTTAGAAAAGGTAATAGAGTCCAATCGGTCGGAAAGCCCATCATCTCCATTACAAATTGGGGAGACAGTTGGGAAGTTTTGCCATTTGTTTCTGCATTCCACATTGATAAATCCATTTGCCTTTTCCCAATTCTGTTGTTCCAATATTGTTCCGTGTGTCCGTGTTTTGTGAGTTGTGCCGTTGGTGTTGGTAGCATCCCCATTCCCGCAAGTTTGCCCAGATTTAGACTGTGCGAATCCCCTGATGCCGTCTCCCTTCTGCCATTCTTTATCCTGCACTCCGACATTGGTTCTTGGGTTGTTGGAGTCGGAAGAAGCCCCATCACTTGTGTTGCTAAATTCGGCATCGTTGTTCCATTGGGATATTTCTCCATTCTCGCCTTGAACTTGTCCAAGTCCATTACTTCCTCCCTTGTTGTTGGAGTTAGAAGCAACAAACCAGATTCTATCCCTTCTGTGGGGAGCGTTGACACCGCAAGCTGGAAGTAAGAACGGTTGTACTTCGTACCCTTCAGCTTCCAAGTCAGCTTGCACCTCTTCGAATACCAACCCTCCATTCCAACTAATAAGGCCGCGAACGTTTTCGCCCACGACCCAACTTGGTTTAATCTCTCTAATTGCGCGACACATCTCAGGCCATAGATGGCGTTCGTCTTCTTTGCCAAGTCGCTTTCCTGCGGATGAGTAGGGTTGACAAGGGAATCCTCCTGTGAGAACATCAATTCTGTTTGCATATTTTGTAAAGTTGCTTTTAGTTATATCGGTGAATAATTCGGCATCAGGCCAGTAATGGTGAAGCACACGTTGCCCAAACTCATTCCACTCGCAATGAAACTTGTTTTCCCAACCCATCCATTCGGCAGCTAAATCAAAGCCACCTATGCCACTAAATAAAGAACCGTGTGTCATCAGTATTCGCTTTCTTGTTCTATCAATTCTTTGTAGCGTTCCTTCCTGTACTCAGTGAACTGGTAAGGTCTGTTGCTATACACACGAAAGCGCATGTCGTTATCCCATGAAGGCAGCGCATCGTATTCATCCATTAGCATTTGTTCAAGGCGTGACGGTGTGACACGCTTTGCCTCCTGTGCCGGGGCTTCTTCTATCTTCAACTTATCCGCTGCCTGTTGGATAGCGTCCAGCACCTGCGGATGTTGAAACATTTCATAGATGTTGTTTTGCTGCTTTGCATTTTCATTCATCGCTTCGCTTATGGTTTGGCGTTGCTGGTCATAAAGTGGAAACCATGCAAGGATAGTAGCCGGGTCGATGCGGTTGTATATCGTACCGTATGCACCAATAGCACCACGATCTAAACACAACTGAATGTCTTCAAGACTATACATCCACATCTTATCTAGGATGTTCTCAGCACAGAATTCTATCTGCAGTGCGTTCATGTTATTCTGCACATTGAGCAGTTGGGTACATCGCGTAACCAGCTCCATGATTTTAATCTTCGTGGTGGTTCGGTCAAGTTTACGAAGTAGTGCTATCTTGTCTTGCTTCATCGCGTGCTCGACTGATAGCGACTGCATCGCGGAAAAGTGCTTCAGCTTTAGCAATGTGTTCTGCTGTTGTAGTTGGTTGTTTTGCATTGGTATTTATTTTTTGAGTTTCAAATTTAGAGTTGTTGTTCATCCAGTTGCGCACGGCAGCTTCCCAATTTTTCATTTTGTTTTTCCCTACCATCCACCCGTTGCTTTCGTAATGGTTAAAGAATGCCTTAGCCTCGGTTACTACTTTGGCATCAGTCCAAAGGTTTTTAGCTAATCCATTTTTCTCTTTCATAAAATTCAATATCTCATCATACGTTGGAGCGCGAAAGCGCGACCTTGAAACATTATCATTCTGATTATGATTTACATTCTCATTACCATTTACATTATCATTTACATTTACATTAGCTTCCACCTTGCTTCTATCTTGCTTCGGTTTTGCTTCCTGTTTGCTTACGACTTGCTTCACCTTTGCTTTAGTCCCGTTCTCGTATCGCTTTAGGTTAGCATCCAGTTGGGGTTTGATTAGGGTAAATACAGTCTTAGCCACACCCTTAACTTCAACCTCGTTAAAGTTCAAGGCATATTCAAATATGGCAGAATAGACTTGTGCTTGTGTATCTGCATCAAGTTCTTTAATCGCTTCGTAAAACGATCTATAAAAGACAGTTGATTCTCTCATAGGCCAAATACCCACCACTACACACAAAGGCTCCCCAGCGCACGAAAGTGCTATGGCAATGCGGTAATGGTGGGATTTAAAAATGTTTTCATTCTGAGGAGCGTTGCAAATATAGTCAAACTATATCTACTTCCAAATAATTGTTGCGATTAAGAAACCTACCAATGCGCCAACGGCTAGTATGATGAGCATCTTGCTGTTGGATGTATCATGCACAGGCTCTTCACGTACCGGGACTGGCTGTGTGCGCTCCACCCGTTTGATGGGTTGGATGCTAAGTTGATTGATATCTGCAGCTGCAGTTATTGGTTCATCTGCATATCTTCTATTTTTTTCCTTAATACGGTCATAGATTTTATCTATATCTTTCATAGTAGGCCATTTATCGCCTATCCATTGATAATATCCATATCTTGTTTGATGAATCATATCTAAATCTTTCATGGCTAAAATCACTGCATAGCTTATGCGATACCTCCTACTCCAAGTAGTACCATGAAATTCTTTTGATTTATGAATATCTTCAATGGCAGTTAAGTATTTATTTTTTGTCTGATGTTTCATTGCTCTAAATAAATTTTAATTGTTTGTGTGAATTCTTCAAATGACCTGCACACCTTGACGCAGTAACCTGCATTGATAAGCTGTGCGTGAACGATTTTCTGTGTGTCCGATAGTTTACCTTTCTCGGTTTTCATCTCGATGAACAGCGCATGGTATGGCCCACTACTCATTGCGATCATCAAATCAGGCATACCCGGCATAGCACCTTCAGCCTTCAACAGGTTCCAGCGTCTTGCTCTTTGCGCAGGTGTACCACCTATGTACACACCATTAGGAAAGGAAGCGATTAAAACGCGAGGGAATGAGTATCTAAACCAGTCCACACAGCGTTGCTGAATCTTGCTTTCCTCGTGCTTCATTCGTGCCAAAGTTTAGTTGTTGCCCAGAAGTTAGACACGTAGTTAGCATCGGTCTTAATGGCAATAGTCGGCACGTTATGGCGCAGGTGGTTAAACTCCCAGTACCCTAACTTGCTTACCTCGTAATCAAAACCTACCTGATGCTCGCAATACTGAATGGTCTCATGCTCCACACCTACGTTAAAGCTCACGATGTAATTGAATCTGTCAAGGCTAACAAGGTAGTGATTATGTAGCTGTGGCCCTTCGTCAGTATATACCATAAACTGTTCAGGCTTGTATATCATTTTCACCCAGATGTACATTGTGTGCGGGTTCACCTGTAGGTTATTTCGCATGGTGTGAAAGGGCATGGTCTCAATGTGCTTGCGTATGTACGCAGCTTGTGTTCTAGTCGGTGGTGTTACTTCATTCATCGCCTTCGTGTTTTATAGTTATTGAATTGATTACTTCGCATACAGGTACATCCATCGCCTTAGCTAAGTTGACCAGCTGTGCAATTTTGATAGTACGATAATCCATACACCAGTTATACAGCGTCTTTTTAGTAATGGGCGTGTTGCTCCTTTGCATCGCACGGAGTAGGGCAGCTTTACTGCCCAGTGTCCGCGTGATAAGTCCGTTAAGTTCATTCTGCTTTCTCATAGCTTTGGTCGTAAGTCAGGATTAACCATGTAAAATACTTCTCGGTGTGCCTCGCTAAACTTGTGCATAAACACAGCCTCATCAATGGGCATGTATTGCGGGTCGCAAAACTCACGTTCTAAGCGGTCGGCAATCTCATCAGCATCATCGTGTGGTGATACTTGAATGTGCCAGTAACCACCTTGCCAATGTACTTCGATAAGGTTGCCATCGCTTTGCATAACGCAGTAGTGTGGTGAGTATTTACCCGCCTTAAAATAGAACGGGAGTGATACTTCGCTAATGTGTACCGTAGTAGGTACTTTGTGTTTAACTTCGATTGTGTGTGTCATTGTATTACTTGGTTTTAAATTAATAATCATATCCATCATAGCACTCATCGCATTGAGTATCTACGTCATCATCCTGTGATACTATTTCAATTGCCTCCTCTTCGAATATATCCCAATCACTTTCTTCTACTTGGTCATCTTCACCATGAGTAGCATTCCACTTTTTTAGTAGTTCTAATGCAGCTTCATGTACTGGAAATTCATAGTTCACTGTGTAATCGCAGTGAATGCATGTGTGTGGTTGACTTCTTTTCATTGTTATTGTTTTTTGATTATCTTTGACGGGTACAAATGTACACCTTTTTTCTAATGGTGCAAATAATTACGCCATTATTTTAGGTAAAAGGTCAAAATTTAACATTTGGTAAGGAATAGACTGCGTTAGTTACAATATCGCAAAGCATTACAATGCATGGCTGGATAAGGCTAGTAGGCTTGCACACGATAAACAGAAGGGAAGTGATCTATTGCATGAGGTCTTAGCACGTTTAATGGATAGGCCAAATCAAGATGTTGAAGATATAGTGTGCCGGGGCAAGGTAGAAGCATACATTAACAGAGCCATTTGGCTTAGCTGGCACAGTGCACGCAGTGACTACGCTATAAAGTATCGCAAATACTACGAGCTTCACGTAGAAAGGCAGGTTGAAGACACTAAACAAGATGAAACATGGATAGGTGCATTCATAGACGGTGAGTATCTATACAATGCAATCGGGCGGCTAAACGAATTTGATGCAATCCTGTTGCGTCTATACAGTAAACCCGACTTCGACTACAAAGAACTAAGTGCTGAAACAGGTATACCATACAGCTACTTGCGCACAGCTATACATAGAGCATTAAAACGAATAAGAGAATATGTTAAACTTCAACGTGCCCTTGCACATTCAACGCGAGAGATTGAACACATGCAAAAAATGTAAGTTCTACAACACTACATTCGGCACATGCGGCACACCAATAATCGGTAACAACGTCAATCCTGAAGAAAATGATGTTACCTACTATAAGGAAAAGATAAAGCTGTGCGGTTGCTTCATGGATGTAAAGACAAAGTTTCGTTTTGCATCATGCCCCGCGCGTAAGTGGTTTGCACAGGACATGAAAGAAGAAGAAATAGCTGCACTGGATAGTTTCATTCAGCGCGTAAGCAAAGCAAACAAGATACAACAGGAAGATTTGCAAATGCTTTACTATTGGTATAGCAAGATAACAAAGAAGCACGAACGCCCAAGCGGATGCGCTTCATGCATACGTGATCTAATAACGGAATTTAGAAGACAACTAGGCAAAATAGATAAACCATAATAACATGCCACTACCCACACCCACACCCAAAGAAGAAAAGAATGCTTTTATCGCACGCTGCATGAGCGATGCAAAGGTGCAAAGTGAATATCCAGATGCACAGCAGCGCATAGCGGTATGCATTGTGCAGTATGAAAACAAGTAACCCATGAAGGAAAAGAAATACAACTATCTATACAAAGTAACATGCAATCTTGATAATAGCGTGTACATTGGTGTGCATAGTACCGATAATATCAAGGATGGTTATCGGGGTTCAGGCACATTACTTCGTAGAAAGATTGAAAAACATGGCTGGGAAAACTTTAGTAAAGAAATTATTAGTCATTATTCCACGCGCAAAGAAGTTTTAGCGGCAGAAGCAAAACATGTCAATGCTGCTTTTTTAAAACTTGAACATGTTATGAATTTGGTTACAGGGGGTGGTGGTTGGCAAACACCGTTATCACCTAAAGCAAAAAGACAATATAAACAGAGAGAGCGTAAATACACTATGTATGATACTGAATACTTCTATAAACTAAATTTGAAGTATAAGTCATTTGAGTTACGCGGTTCAGAAATACACAACAAGATTAGCGAATTCCTTATTAAGGAAATACCCTTTTTGTTTGGTTACCTAACCAAAATGTACAATCAAAAAGAAACACACCAGGAAGCAGAAAAGTTTATCAATAAGATATATAATACTGCTATGTTCAAGAACAATTTGTTTATTGAAAAACGCAAAAGACAACTATCAATACTCTAAAACAATGGCTTACAATTTCCAAAAATCCGATATTAAAAAGGCTATACAAGGTTCGGGTGGTTACATATCCGAAATAGCACGCAGACTAAAATGCGACTGGCACACTGCAGATAAGTACATAAAAGAGTTTGAACTAACTGAAGATTTGCAAATAGAAGATGAACGCGCTACCGATCGTGCTGAAATTAAATTGATGGAAGCGATAGAAGATGGCGAAATAGCGGCAATCATATTTAGACTAAAGACCAAAGGTAAAAAACGCGGATATGTAGAAAGACAAGAAGTAACCGGTGCCGGTGGTGAAAAGGTTATTATTCAGGTACATTCAGACCTGTAACAAATAACGGTTAAAAACTACAATACAACACAGCATGAAACTCAAGTTCAGCATAGCAGCTAACGCAAAGGGTGTGACACTTGGCAAGTACATCGACTATCAAAACGCAGTCGATAAGGTTGAACAGGTGCATATCATAACGGGTAAGTCTAGCGAAAGCATTAGACAGCTACAGTCGCATGTGATAGATGAAATCATTATGCGCTTTGAGGCTGCGATAAAGTTAGGCGGCAGCGACTTTGAACGCAAGGTGCGAATAGGTGCAATAGAGTTAGGCTTTGTACCTAACCTTAACGAGCTAACGTTCGGTGAATACATCGACTTAGACACGCACTGCGGCAGCATCTACAAAGACGGCAAGATAAACGGTGAAGCTGCGTTTAAAATGATGTGCATACTATACCGCCCTGTCAAGGCTAAGTTCGGCAAATACTACGACATCGAGCCTTACCACCCTAACGCCAAACGAAAGTATGAGAGCGAAGTGTTGCAGCTAACGCTTGACCATGTACTGAATGTACTGCTTTTTTTTTCGACTTTAGAAATAGAACTATACAACAGTTCCCTAGAATATTTGGCAAAGGAGATAACGGAGATAGTGAGGGAGATGACGCAGGAACACCAGACGGCCTAGCCGTATATGGTTGGTTCCACATCATCGAGTCACTAGCGGAACGGGACATAACGAAGTTTGATGCAGTAACAGAGCGGGGAGCGATGGAGGTATTTACGCACTTGACATATCTAGCCGACTATGTGTACGTGCAAAAAGTAGAAATGAAAAAACGCAATAGATAATGACTAGCTACAACTACAGCTATAACGTACTTATCAATAGACTTGAGGCATTTGCTGCGGGTCACTTTTTGATTAAGCGATTCACGCACGGACAGATTGACCTTGCCGACCAACTGCAGGACGATCAATATCCTTTTATGCACGTTACACCGGATACGATTGAACCCGTGCAAGGTGGCATGCAGTTCGGCTTTCATATCATGTTTGCCGACATCCCACGTGATAAGGAATACAAGGCAGAATATCAACGTGAAGTCATTAGCGACTGCATACGATTAGGGCAAGACTTGGTAGCTGAAGTAAAGAATGGATTGCAGCTATTTGGCTTTGATGTGCAGCTTATCAATGATGTGGTATTTGAGCCATTCATGGAAGAGCAAAAGAACACGGTTACAGGTGTAGCCTTTACGATTAAGTTGGAAGTTCCGTGGGACTGGAGCGCGTGTGATATCCCTGCAGTATGGTCTGTTGGCGGTGCGGGTGGTTCGGGAGGTAGTGGCACAGGCTATGGCGTGACGCTGCAAACCAATGGTGTAAATAACGTGGTGCAGACCTTGCTTAACTTAGAAGAGGGTAATAACATCACAATTGTAGATAACGGCAACGGCACGATAACTATTAACTCCACAGGTGGTGGTGGTGGTGGTGGAGGCGGCACGGTAACGAGCGTGGCCTTAACTGCGCCTGTTGCATTCAATGTTACAGGTTCTCCCATCACAGGTGCTGGCACAATAGCCTTAACGGGCGCGGGTACTATCAATGATTACATTGATGGCACGGGTGCATTACAAGCGTTCCCATCTATACCTACGCAGCTCGATGACCTTAGCGATGTGTATGTAAGCTCACCTAATGATGGGGATATACTTGTATATTTTTCACAGACCAATGAATGGAAAAACCAACCTAATACTGGAGGAGGTACGGTTACTAGCGTAGCCCTAACCATGCCCGCACCACTTAACCCAGCGTTCACGGTGGGCGGGTCACCTATTACCACGGCGGGAACTTTGGCGGTTACGGCCAACGGCTCGAGCGCTCAATATATCGACGGGACGGGGGCGCTCCAATCATTCCCCGCGCTTTCGGGTTTCGTGCCCTACACAGGTGCTACTCAGGACGTCGATTTAGACGCTAACAAGTTGAGCGCCAAATCTATTTATATCGAGGGAACCAACGGGGCGGGACACCTTCATTTAAAACATCAAAACGCGGATGCAACGGCCACAGGTCAAAGCACATCGCTATGGGCAGATACGAATGGCGATCTAAAGTGGAAAAATAATAATGATTACAAAACCACGTTAAAGACATCGGCCAACGTAGCCGACCGTGTGTACACCTTCCCGGATGAGACCTGTGAGTTGATGCCTCGCAATGCTGCGATAACGGGCGCAACAAAGACGAAGATTACATACGATGCCGATGGACTCGTAACGGCAGGTGCAGACCTTGCCGCCAGCGATATACCAAGTGGAATAGATGCTACTAAGATAGGAGCGGGTACGGTGAACGATACTGAATTTGGATATTTGGACGGTGTTACATCGGCTATTCAAACACAGCTAAACAATAAGAAGGATAGCCTAGCGTATGGTAACGTATACGCTACAACGGTTGGTCTATCTGCAACTGTCTATGCCGCTATATCAGGTCTTACTACATTCAATGTGACTGAATCTAACCGACACTTTGCAGTACCTGTTGCGGGCACGATTAAAAACTTTTATGTAAAAATGAGTGGTACACAAAGTGCCACAGGTTCACTTGTGATTACCGTGCGTAATAACGCCACATCGAGCGCACTTACGGTAACGGTAACAAATGCCGATGGGTCTTCACCTACTAAGAGTGATAATGCCAATAGCCTAAGTGTTTCAGCGGGTGATTTGTTAGCGATTCAGCTAATCAATAACGCAACTGTGGCAAGTGCATCTGTTGTGTCTATGTCATTTGTAATTGAGCGCACCTAATGGCTAATGCATTTGAGGACATATTGAATGAATATGCGCTTGCCGTGATAGAGCGTGCGCAATCTAACCTGCGCATTAAAAGAAGGGTGCGAGGTAAGACGGTCAACAGATTTGCATCTGGGCATTTGTCTAAGTCGCTTTACTATAATCTAAAATTTAGATACAACAAGCCGACTATTGACTTCACCGTGTCAAATGATGAGGCAGGCAAGTATGCAGATGTGATAGAACTCGGTAGAAAGCCGGGAGCGAAGATGCCACCTGTTAAGCCTATTGAAGACTGGATACGCATTAAGCGATTAAAGTTACGCAATAGACAAGGCGAATTTATTAAGTCAACAGAAAGCAATATAAAGAGCGCAGCGTTTGCTATTGCAAAGAGTATTGGTGAAAAAGGAATACAAGGCATCAATTACTATGGCGAAGCAATCGATGATACATGGGACGAATACAAGGATAGACTAATAGACGGCTACGTAAAAAGCATTGAACAACGATTACTGTTAAACAAAAGATAATGGCAATAACAATAAGTGACCAGCCGTATGCATGGGCGGTAAGAGGTCAAAAGCTAATGATCATTGCAACGAGTACCGAGACCGCACAGAGCGGATTCCGTTATGGTGTTGAAGTGGTAATTGAAGGCAAGACATACAGCTTTTATGTACCAGCTGCACCCGATAATAGGTTATACTTTGACATCAACCCATTAGTGGATGATATGCGTAATGTGTTGGGGCCTGATGCACACTACCAAACAGATGATACGGTAGATGATAATAGCAAGTTGAACGTGAGCTTTACGCTTAGTGAATGGTGGATAGTATCAGGTGTGCTAACACTTGCTGAGGGCAGCGAGGTTGAAGGGGATGCTATGATTGTAATTAATGGCTACTTCCAAGTAATCGATGCGTATAAACCAAACGTTCAGACAGGTACTAACAAGGTTAAGTATTCGCTTACATCAACTAGTAGCCGCCCGATGTCCGATAGGGTAGAGGGCATGGTAAATAATTTACTTGCATCTACCTGGGGCTTTGGCTCAACAGCTAACGCGGTGTGGATTCCTGTGTTTGAAACAGACTACGGCTTGCTATCCATACCCGGCAATGACACATACCTTACCAATAACACGGTAGACACTTACAAGATTACTATTTATTCTAGTGCAGGTGCACCCACTACTGCGACACTTAACCTCAATGGATATGACATCGAGGGCTTGCCTGTTTACCCTGCCAACCTAAATGATTACACAGCACTTACCGTTAAGCCTTCACTATTCCCCAACTGGAGGTGCTATACTGTCACGGTGTTTAATGGTGCAACGCAAAAGAGTGAGCCGTTTATATTTTACAACGCAGGTGTATATGGGCAGCACGATTGCAAGTATTACAATATGCGATTGGCTTTTGTCAATAGTCGTGGTGGATGGGACTACTTTAACTTCATTAAAAAGTCAGAGACCACCGACGAAATAGACCGCAAGAAGTTCCGCAAGGTTTTATATAATGGCACTACGGGTGTGTTCAATGCAACCGACAGAGGTTTACAGGAAAGGCGCAACCTTGTGCAACAGGTTATAACAATAACCAGCGACTACATTAGTGAGGGCGAGTTTAAGTTTCTGCGTTCACTACTTGTGAGCAATCAGGTTGAATGGTTGACTGAAGATGCAGGTAAGCCTATTAACATACCCGTCAATATAGATGATACATCGTATGTAGAAAAGAACACACGTGACGGCAAGCTATACAACGTAACTTTAAAGATGCGCATCGCTAACGAATACTGGACATAACATGAACGGAGAGGTACAACTAATAGTAGGTGGCAGTAAATTTCTTGTTACCGCAAATGCGCAAAGTTCAGGTCTTGCTGGATGTCTTGGTATACGTGTTTTTCAAGATATCACAGCCTATCTAGGTAATGAGCTAGTATATGTGGATGCTATATACGGTACGGTCAAACAGCCGTACAGCGTTTTCACGCCGTGGAATGGTACGTTCATGATTTTAGAATTAACGGCTAGTTGTATTCCTTACACCTTTTCCGCTAATGGTACGGTAGATATATATCAAAATACATCAGCCTACTTAGATTTATATGAGAACGAAAGCATAAGCCAGAACTGGAAGTTCCAAGACCTTAACAACTTCACTTCACAGGGTGCATTCAGCCGCGAGTTCCGTGTGCCGTATAGCGACAATAACCAACAGGCATTAGGTGCGCTGTTCGATGTTAACGTAACAGCCGGGACTGAAAACTATTTTCACTACAAACTACCCGCAGAGATACGTGTTGACACGCTACCCATTGCCACAGGTTACGTGCGTGTGCGCAAGGTGTACAAGAATCTGAACCGCATTAACGAGGTGGAACTAGCATTCTATGCAGAGACACCCGACCTCGTGCGTAACATTGGTGAAAAGAAGCTCGCAGATATTACGGCACTAACAACGTTAGATGAAACATGCAGTTACAACAATGTGACTACACCACTTGCTTCACGCATTTGGACTATCTTAGATCGTGGTCAATTATGGAGTGAGAATGGTGAGGCTAATACACGCCCATTGCAAGACCCTAGCATACCCGTGCGACCTGCAGACCTGACGCCTGCACTTAGTTGGTGGTGGATGTTTGAGAATATTATTAGTGACGCTGGATTTGAATTGTCAGCAGGTACGCTGGAGAACATACTTGAAACATACTGGATGCCGTGGTGCAATAGCCGTTATCTGCATGGTAGCGATACTACGGGTGGATTAGGATTCTTGGCAGAGATAGGTACTAACTTTCTTACCAATGGTTATATACCTTTTGATACGGAAGTATACGATAATCAAAATGATTACAATCCTGCAACGTATACATACACTGCGCCTTTTATGGGCCGTTATAGCTTTACACTTAACATGCTTGTGAATATCACAGGCAATAGCGCACGCATATTTGTGCAAGCTATACGCAATGGAACGGAAGTTATCAATATAATAGACACGCAGTTCTTTACGGGTAATAGTAATTGGAACTTTACTCATTCAGTATTCCTAAATCCGGGTGATACTATAGAGTGGTTTACATTTAAACAAGGCACAGGCACGGCCACATTTAATGCAGGTAGTTCAGTTCAATTAAGTATTGCACACCTTAGCTACGGACAGACTATTTACTACTTGTTTAATTCTCCCGATATGAAGCAGATTGACTTCGTGACGGATGTAATTAAGATGCACAACTGTGCTATCGTACCTGATAGGGCAAACCCGTCTAAGATATACATCGTGCCACAGCAAAGCTATCTAGGCAGTGGTGATACTTTGGACTGGACACCAAAGCTCGACACATCAAAAGACATCGTATTAAGCAGTACAGTAGACCTGCAAAAAGGTAAATTTCAATTCACCTATACGGCGGGTGAAGACTTGCTATCGAAGCAATATAAAAACGCAGAGCGCGTGTATGGGGATTACGAGGCTGTAGGTTATACCGTCAATCCTAACACGGCATCGAGTGACTTTGCAATAGGTGACCAGCGCATACAACTCGTAACGCGATCAACACCAAGTGGCGTAGTGAATGGTAATGGCTATGTCATGCCGATGTTCTTAAATGATCAATTGCAATTCATTGCACCCGGGCCGCGCTGTTTATTTGAAGCAGGCACATGGAATATACAGCTATACGATGAAGGTGGCAATACGGTTGTATACGATGCCATACCCGTGCTAAATAATTACAGCCAAGTATATGCAGAGATAGATGATGAAGATTTGAACTGGGCACCTGAAGTGCCGCCACACTTTATCTATTCTAATCCTTACAACAACCTCTTCAATAAGTATTGGCGCAGCTATATGAATGCGCTGTATTCGCCTGATGGACGAATTATGGAGGCATCATTTGCGCTTGATCTTAAAGATATTCTTACATTTAAGTTTAGTGATAAAGTGTGGATTCAAGATAGCTATTGGCGCATACTTGAGGTTAATGATTACAAGGTGGGCAACTATGAAAGCACGAAGGTTAAGCTGCTCAAAATAGTTGAGGAATCAGAAGACTGCAGCGGCACACCTGCATCGGTTAGCGTTAATGGTGAAGTGAACTTTGAAGATGCAAATGGCGACCCGATAGCATCAACACAGGATTGCTGTTTGCGTTATGGCTATACTTGGGATGAAGACTTAGGTGTGTGCTGGGCAAACGTTCCAACAGGAGATAGGCCAAACTCACCTGCATCGGGGAGTAGTACAAATCCTTCACCGCGTGTTGTTAAGTCTACCGTGCGCAATGCGCAGATAACAGATAGCATCATAACGGGTGAGGCTGTAACTATTGAGAATGGCAATAAAGACATGCTGGCCGTGGGCGAACACCTTACACTAACGAAAGATGTGCAAGGCAGCAGTCTACTTGGCAAGAACGTATACACAAATCTTCCGGGTATTCACATAGGCGGTGGCTATCGTGAGGGGATAGTAGGCACATCGTATCAAGGCTGGGCGCAGTTCGGGCAGTTTGTGTTGCAGAAAAAGTTTGACGTGGCTACTAGTGGGGATGTCTTTGACTTGGACATTGAAGGTGTGACAGGTCAATACATCGAGATTCCCGATGATACTGCATGGAGCGTTTTGATGAACGTTACAATTAAAGACACTTTAGGAGCGGTTGAAGCATCACTGCATCACTTTACACTTGACAAGTATGGAGGTATGGCTAATGCCAGTGCAATTACTACGCTTAACACGATAGGAGCAATTGGTACTAATGTCTTTGCATTTGGCATCGATACGGCAACCGATACCGATGAACATCGAATAAATGTAACTGTAACAGGTGGCACTTATCCTGATACCTTTATAGTAGCAGCTTCGATACAATACCAACAAATGAAACTTGCATAAAATGGACAACATCAAAAACTCATTGCGCTATTTGCAGCTCGGTATTAAGACCATGCCCCAACACGTTTACTCACTTCGCAAGTGGCAGCGTGTGCTGTGGTTTATTACGCTGTATGCGTGGCGCACTTTCCTGTTTTTTCTATTAATATATCTAATCGCTAAACTTATCTACTAATGGCTGAACCAATTGTTAGGCAGTTCGTAATTGACACAACCGAAAGTGAGCAGAACCTAAAGGAACTGAACACGCAAATCAATGCTACATCGACTAGCATTAACAACAGTTCGCAGTCATTTGAGAATGTTGCGCAGGCTGAACAAGAAGTAGTTGCTTCCAGTAAGTCACTGAAGGCGCAGCTGCGTGAATTACAAGTGCAGTTAGCCAACACAGAACCTAATAGTGAAAAATATGTAGAGTTAGCACAGGCTGCTTCAGAATTAAAAGATAAGATAAGTGATGCAGCTGAAGCAGTAGGTACACAGGCAGGTAGTGCATTTGAGCGTGTGAGTTCATCACTTGGATTAGTTACTGGACGTATTGCTAATCTTGACTTTGAAGGTGCTGCGGAAGGTGCAAAACTACTTGCAAAGAATATAACCGATATCAAGCCGGGTGATATTGCCAAAGGTATAAGCAGCATTGGTAGCGCGTTTGCATCGGTTGGTAAGGCATTACTTACTAATCCTATATTCTTAATTGGTGCAGCCATTGCCGCTGCTATTGTTTATGCCGATGAGTTGCTATCGCTTATTGACGGTGTAACCGATGCTGAACAAAAGGCGTTAGATGCACAAAAGGAACGCGCCACACTTGCAAAGGAACAAGTAGATGCAATTGGTGCGCAAGAAGAATCATTAAAGCGTCAAGGCTTAACTGAAAAACAAATAACCGACCTCAAGTTAAAGGCACTTGACACGGCTATACTTGAGCAACAGGTTGTGGTAGAAACAGCACGCACACAGCTAAAATCGCAAGTGGAAGCAGCACAGCGCAATGCTGAATACTTAAAGACATTTCTAGACTTTGTTACGTTTCCACAGCGCAAACTTGCCGAGTTCTTTCAAAACTTTGTCAATGGTGCGATAACCGTACTCAATAAGCTCGGGCTAGATGTAGAAAAGATAGATATTACATCGGTCTTTGAAGACGTAAACAACTTTATTGTAAAAAAGATATTCGATCCTGAGCAGGTAAAGAAAGATGGTGAAGCATCGCTTAAAGAGGCAGAAAAGACATTGACAGGATTAGTCAACCAGCGTGACGGAATCTTAAACGCGCAGGATGCAAAAGAGAAAGCACAACGGGAAAAGAATGCAGCTGATCAATTAGCGGCTGAACAAAAGCTAGCAGAGCAAATACTTGCTATACGCAAAAAGACAGCGGAAGAATCAGCAAAGATTACCGAGCAAATTCGTAAGGATGCAGCCAAGCCTATTGAATCGACTAAGACAGAAGTAACCGATTTTGATGCTCAATTAAAAGCGCAACAAGATGCGCGTGACCTTGAGATATCACTAATGGCGGAAGGCCAAGATAAAGAAATAGCATTAGTTGACGCTAAGTACGCTAAACTGCGAGAACAAGCTAAAGGCAATGCGGAACTGCAAAAGCAAATAGCAGAACAAAATCAAGCCGAAGTAAATGCGATAATTCAAAAAGGTGTTGACCAAGAAGTAGCAACAAGGCAAGCAGGTTTTAAGAAAGGACTAGAACTCGCACAAAGTGCGATACAAGTTATTCAAGCCTTTAGCGATGCATCAACTAAGAATGGTGAACGTGATGCACGTAAGAAGTTTAAAACAGACAAAGCACTAGCTATTGGTGCTGCAACTGTGCAAACAGCATCAGCCGTAACAGGTGCGCTGACTGCAGGTGGTAACCCTATTAAACTTGCCACAGGTCAACAATTCGTAGAAGCTGCCATTGCAGGTGCATTAGGTTTGGCACAAATCATTAAGATTAAAAACTCGCAGTTTGGTGGTGGTGCAACAGGCGGTAATGACACCAACACAAGTGTACTATCTACAGGTAGTGGTGATACAGGTGGAGGTGGTGTTGCACAATTCAATCCATTAGCCGCTTCATTCCTGCAAGATAGACCCGAACAACTTACGCCACGCGCATACGTGTTAGCTAGTGATGTTGCCAGTGCAGCCGAAGCAAGGGAGAACGTAGAAGACCTTGCACGCATAGGATAAAAAAAGCTGCCCACGTTTGGACAGCTTGAAACCTAAGCGATAAACATATATTGACGAAACCGAACAAATATAAATAACTTTGAAACATGGAAAAAAGAAAAGTAGTAAAATGTGTAATAGATGAAGAGGGGCGTTTAGGCATTACGGCGATGGGCCTTGTCGATGTGCCAGCTATTGAGGAGAACTGGATAGCACTAAGCAAGATGAAACTAAGCGCATTGAATGATGAGCGTAGAATGTTATACGGCCCCGCGCTTATTCCGGATAAAGAGATACTACGTTATGATGAGAAGGGCGAGCCTTACTATGTATACTTTGAAAAGGCAACAGTTCAAAAGATAGCGCATCAGTTCTTCAAAAAGAACCTGCAACACACCACTAACCTGCAGCATGAGATTCCCGTAACAGGTGTGACGGTTGTAGAATCATGGTTAAAAGAGGGTAAGAATGATAAGAGCATTGAATTAGGTTTGCCCGAACTACCCGATGGTACATGGTTCATCGGCACGCACGTAGACGAGGAGCATGTGTGGAGTGATGTTAAGGAGGGCAAGATAAAAGGCTACAGCATTGAAGGCTTTTTTAACGAAGTAGGTGTAGCCATGAGTGGTGTAAAGAACTACGAAGCCGAGTTGGTGCTGGAGCTTGACCAGCTATTGAGTAAAGTAAACCCATCCAAATGAAAATAAACAGCGTTAAGTTTAAGGATAAAGCATCCTTTAACAAGAACAAGACAAAGGCTAATGTCATTGCGGTGCATGAGCCGTTTAACATCATCGTGTTTGAAGACAAGGAGCGTGTTACTCCCGACCATACTAAGGTTTCACAGGTAAATGAAGTTGATGGATCACTAGACCAAATTGCTACAGGTCTTGCCATACTTGTTGCCTCTGATTTAGACGCAGCGCGTGCGTATTTAGCAAAGAAAAAAATAGTAGTTACTGAGGTCTTTAACTTGACTAATACGCTATTCGTAGAAGTACCTGCCTTCGCTGCGTTCAATGAGTTCTACATAGCGTTAATGGATAGCAAACTATTTACGAGTGTAGAGCCTGATTACATACAGCCATACGCAATGGACGGAGATGCCTACACTTATACCGGGCAATGGCACTTACCTAATCAACAAGCTGCAGAAGCATGGTCTTTAATAGACGGTGCTGCATATGGTGAGGTGGCTGTGCTGGATATTGCATGCGATGTAGACCATGAAGATTTAGTTGGCCGCATTAGTGATACATCATGGAACTGCGTTACGGATTCTGCCGATGTAAGACCAGTGAGTGAGTATGAAAAGCACGGCACACCATGCAGCGGACTTATATGCGCGGCAACGGATAACGGCATAGGTGTTTCCTCACTTGGAAACAATAAGCTAAAGGTGCAATTCCTGCACATCGGTTACGGTTCAACTAGTAGTGGTGGCTTTCAAACATCGGACACTATAGTAACACGTGCGGCTAACAAGGCAATAGCTAACCCTAACTGCCTTGCTATCTCAATGAGTTGGGGCGGCAGCAATCCAAATGCATATCCACTGTTTCAAAACGCATTAACGCAAGCTAAAACAATAGGGCGTGGCGGTAAGGGCATACCAATCTTTGCAAGTTCAGGTAATCAAACCAATCCAAACTTCACGCAAGCTCCAGCTATCTATCCTATGGTGCATGCTGTTGGTGCATCGAATCAATCTAATGCACGCGCTTCGTTTAGTAACTACGGGCCAAAGACATTTGCAGCCGCTCCCGGCACATCATGCCCCACTACCGACCGCACAGGTGCTGCAGGTTATAAGGCCGATAGCAACTATACTGCGTTCAGTGGTACATCGTGTTCATGCCCTGTTATGGCGGGTGTAGCGGCAAGTGTTATTCTTGCCAATCCTACCTTGACTGAAGCGCAGGTAACGGATGTGCTACGCCAAGCATGCCGTAAAACGGGCGGCTACGTGTATGATGTCAATGGTAAAAGTTTAGAGTTAGGTTATGGTGTAGTTAGCATGTTCAATGCCGTGACCATTGCCAAGACTTTAGACGGTGGTGACCCTGTGCCTGTGCCTGTTGCTGAATACAACCTATTTGGTAACATCTCAACACTTCCAACGGCTGTGCAAGGCAGTAGCGTTAACGTGACTTATAGCGTTAATCTTGACAAGGTGCATACTAGCGATGTGACTACAACTGTGCATCTAACGTTTACCCGTCCAGATGGTACTAAGTTTATATTTTACACCGGTGATGTGACCATACCAAAAGGCCAAACGGTAGTGACTAAAACAACACCATTTGGATTGCCGAACAATCAAACGGGTGTGTGTCAATTCTCACTTACAATCGACCCTAACATGGTCATTAAGGAAACCAATGAGAATGATAACACCATTAGCACAGGTCTAAACATTACACTAGTCAACCCACCCGCACAAGGATTAGATGCAAGTGTAACTATTGACAGATACGAGTGGCTGGATGCTAACCGTGTGCGTATATGGTATACCTTTTATAACAAAGGCAATGTGGTTATTACCAGCATAAAGGTAAACCACGGCCTTGTTGGTGGCTTCACGGGTACTTGGAATCGTGCTGATCGTATTGAGGTTGGTAAAAGTGTAAGAATGGGCAGCGTTTACAATGTGAGCTTACCACCCGTGCCATTGCCAACTGACTACGTGTTGACTATAACAGCCGTTAATGGTGTGCCTGATAACGACAGCACAAATAACACGGCACGTATGCAAATCAAAAAATAGTGTATATTAGCCTCGTGGTTAAATAGCATAAAAGGTTAAAGGTATTTAGTGTTTAAAAAGAAAGGCCCTAACGTGGGCCTTCTTTTTTTTACCAAAAACTACCTATCATAGGACGCTGGCGCGGACATATTCGGCAACGTTCATGTTATGCTGTTTGGCTTGTTTACGCAAAGTCTTTAATTGCTTATCGGTCATACGCACTGTGACCTTGCTAGTCATTACTTGGGGTGTTTTCATAATTGTTGTAATTTTTTACATTGCTAAGATACAACGATTGTTGGATGTAACAAAACGATGCTTTTGCTACTATACCCAAATATCCAACAAATGTCGAATATCAAAGAACAAATTAAATCCGTATTCAATAAGTACGGCATTGACCCTTCAAGCGTTGGTATCAAGTTCGAAGAAGAAACTGCAGCGGCTGAAGCTCCGGCAACGGAAGTAAAGTTTGCAGTAGAAGGCACTTTGTCCGATGGTACTAAAATCTATTCTACCGCTGATGAGTGGGTAGTAGGTGTGGACATCTACACGCAAGATGCTGAAGGCAATCCAGTCCCAGTACCTGCAGGTGAGTACCTGCTTGAGGACGGTGTTACCAAAGTCTCTGTAGGGGAAGATGGTAAGGTTGCTGAAATCGAAAAAGAAGAACAATCCACTGAGATGAGCAGCGAAGACCTCGTTGCTGTTATTGGTCAATTGTCCGAGCGTATTGCCGCACTAGAAGGTGAGAAGACCGAACTAGCTGCCGCAGTAGAATCTGCTAAGAATGATGCCGAAGCTATTAAGGCTGAACTTGCTTCAGTTAAGAAAGCTCCTGCAGTACCTTCTGTTAAGTCACAAGAATTTAAGAAAAACGCAGCACCTGTTGCCGCATCGAATGGTAACTCATTCAGCGACTTCATGGAAGGACTGCGTGCTAAACAAAGTAAATAATTCACCTCATAATTTAATTTAAGTATGCCAACAACAACTTCACTCACCACCACCTATGCAGGTGAATTAGCTGGTGAAATCGTAAAGAAGGCTTTGCAAGCAAATGCTTCAATGCAGTATGTAACGCTAAAGCCTAACGTGCCTTACAAATCAGTAGCACGTAAAATCAATGATGATGTAACATTTGCCGCTGGTACATGTGACTTCACACCAACAGGTACTATCACTTTGACTGAGCGCATCTTGACTCTCGAAGAGTTTCAAGTTCAGCGTCAAATCTGTAAGAAAGATTTCTTCACAGACTGGTCTGCAGCTGATGTATTGAGCGGTCGTGTAAACACTGCAATCCAAGACGCTATTATCGAGCGTATGGTAAGTGGT